GAGGAGGCCCGAGCCCCATCCAACTCTTTACCAAGAACGGCCAGAACCAGCCCGAACCAGCGGCGATCGCGCATGACCGGCCAAGACTAGAAACGATTAGCCCAGACGGAGTCGGATCGTGGGCGGCAATTGTGGGGGACATAGCCCAGGAGTATCTCGGCTTAACGATGCTCCCTTGGCAAATGCACGTATTGGATCAGATGCTTACCTTTAACGCGGATCAGGATCTTGTACATAGGTCGAGCCTTGTGTCCGTGGCCAGACAGAACGGAAAGACGACAGTCATTCAAGCGCTTATTCTGTTCTGGTTAATCGAGATGCCGAAGATCCGTGGCCAACGACAAACGGTCGTTTCACTTTCGCACCGTCTCGATCTTGCATGCATGCTCTTTGAAGAGATCGCACCGATCCTAGAAAAACGATGCGGCGCCAAAGTAATCATGAGTTACGGCCGCTACCAAGCCACAATGCCAGACGGTTCTAAATGGTATGTCAAAGCAGCACGGCCTTCCGTCGGCCACGGCATGACAATCGACTTGGCAATCATTGACGAATTGTTTGATGTCTCCGACGAAGTAGAAGCAGGACTCTTGCCGGCTCAACGCGCTAGGCGCTCACCCTTAACGGCAATGTTTTCTACGGCCGGCACGGAGGCTTCCAAGTTGTTTATCCGTCACCGCGAAAATGCGCTTCGGCTTATTGACCTAAAAAAGCCTTCGTCGTTTTACTTTGCCGAATGGTCGCCCGAGCCATCGTTGGATCCGCTGCATGAAGCGTCGTGGTATTGGGGCAACCCAGCAATCGGACACTTTCTTACGATCGAGACTTTGCGCCAAGAATCCGAAGGGCCAGACCGAGCACTCTTTCTCCGCGGCTCGCTAAACATGTGGGTTGCGTCCGCGAACTCTTGGATCCCACACGGCCTCTGGCCAGACTTGCTCTACCAAGGAGAAGTCCCTGCCGGCGGAGTCGTCGCCGTAGAAGCCTCAATGGATGACACTCGATATTTCGCCACCCGATCCGTCTCCCTGCCCGATGGCCGCGTTGTGAACTCCGTGGCCTTCACCGCCGAAACACAAAAAGAACTACTAGAGCACCTAGCCGAAATTGCCAAAGATCCCGCCGTTAAGTTTGCGTTCTCACCGACAATCGACGTGCTAGTTCAATCCGCCACGTTTGACCGCCGCCGAATAGTCGTCGGATACGGAGAGATTCTTAAATACACGCCAGTCGTGAAAAACATGATCCACGAAATGCGGCTAGTCCACACGGGAGAAGCCATGCTTTCCGAGCACGTACAGCGCGCCGTCCTCGTACGAACCCAAGGCTCTATCGCCGTCTCTTCCCAGAAGTCACCCGGCCCGATCGAGTTGTGCCGCACCCTAATCTGGTCGGCAACGTTGGCTTCACAAAATCGCGTCACCCAAAAGCCTTCACTAGTCATCGTCCCGAACTAGCATCCTCTCGGCAGCCGTTCGTGAGCCCTACCTTTCGTCGGGATCGGAAACGCCTCCGAGCGGTTGCCACCATAAACGCGCTAGATGTGTCATGCTCTAGGGATGGGATTATTTGATCGCAAAGTAAGCAAGGCCGCAATCTCGCCGCCGCCTGCCAAAGCCGCAGCCGCAGGCGCAGGACTTAACTACGCATCAAACAATGCCGGCGTCTCGATGATCGGCCAGTACTACACGTATCAAGAAGGCGAAGCGCGTAACCGTGCCGTACAAGTTGCCGCAATAAATAGGAGTCGCGATCTTATGGCATCGGTCATCGGATGCATGCCCCTTCGTTCTTACGTCGAGCAATGGAACGGCGAATACATGGAGAAGATCTACACCGCTCCTCGATCATGGTTGCGTCGGCCAGATCCCGAAGTGCCATACAACTTTCTTATGAGTTGGACGTTTGACGACTTGTTCTTTTTTGGTCGCGCATTCTGGTACATCACTTCACGCACAGCCGACGGATACCCAGCATCGTTTACACGTCTTCCAGCCGGCAGCGTAACTACACAAGACATGGCAGGCCCCGTGTGGTTTGCACCGTCAAAGGCCGTTTACTTTCAGGGCGGCGAGATAGATCCTTACAACCTTGTACAGATTCTTAGTCCAACGCAAGGACTAATCTATTCAGGAACGCAAGTCGTAGAGACAGCATTAAAGATCAACGACGCACGCACACGAAACGCATCTTCAAGCATTCCAGCCGGCGTACTTAAACAAACTGGCGGCGAACCGCTAAGCGCACAAGAACTTGCCGATCTTGCCGCGTCGTTTAACGCTGCACGCGCAACGAATCAAACGGCCGCACTTAATGAGTTTTTATCGTACGAACCGACAACAATGAGTCCAGACAAAATGCTTCTCATTGAATCAGCAAACTACAGCGCCCTTGAAGCCGCTCGCCTTTGCAATGTCCCACCGTATCTCGTAGGCGTCTCAACCGGATCGTATTCCTACCAGTCATCCCAGCAAGCACGCGCCGACTTGTACATCTTCGGACTCAAAATGTACGCAGAAGCAATCGCGGCCGCGCTATCCATGGACTCAGTTCTGCCACGCGGAACCTACGTCGAGTTTGACGCAGAGTCCTATTTGGAGGAAAACTACATGGCCGACAAAGCAGACGAACCAACCATCCAAGAAAACACTCAAGAAGGATTAGCAAACCGATGATCAAACTAATTGCAGGAGACTTTACGCTTGACGCTGCCGCAGGCGACGCACCACGACGGACGATCTCAGGAATTGCGGCGCCGTATAACGTTGACGCCACGGTTTCGGATGGAACTACCGTTCGGATATTGCCGGGCGCGCTTCCAACCGAAGGCAAAGCACCACGACTCTTCATGTATCACGACGCCAGCCAGCCAGTAGGAGTTGTTACCGAGCGCGTAGACACTCCAGAAGGCATGCTTTTCACCGCCAAGATCAGCGCCACTTCTCTCGGAAATGATGCGCTCGTAATGGCCGCAGACGGCACTATCGACCAAGTCTCAGTTGGGATCAACCCAGTTAAGTTCTCGTACGACGAAGACGGAACCATGGTGATCGAGTCTGCTATCTGGCAGGAATTGTCGCTTGTCCCCATCGGCGCATTTGGAGACTTTGCACAGATCACCAAAGTCGCGGCCAGTATCCACCAGCCCGAAGAAGAAATAAGTAATAATGAAGAACAAGAACCTCAACAGGAGAACCCAATGTCCGAATCAGTAGCAGCACCAGTCATCGAAGCCACCATTCCAACCGCTTCTCTTCCAGCAGTACCGAAGCGCAAGTTTGATCTTCCAACCCCCGGCGAATACATGGCAGCAATGCACATCGGCGGAGAAACATTCCGCAACGTTGCAGCAGCAGCAACCGAGTTTATGCGCTCAAAGCAGACCGCACTTGAAGCAGCCGCAGGCGACGTACTTACCACCGACACTCCTGGACTCTTGCCAGTACCAGTCCTCGGGCCAGTCTTTCAAGACCTTAACTTTATCCGTCCAGTTGTTAACGCAATCGGCGCACGCGCAATGCCAAACGGCGGAGCATCAAAGACTTTTATTCGTCCAACGATCACTACGCACACAAGCGTCGCTGCACAATCAAGCGAACTTGCTGCCGCATCCGCAACCACAATGGTTATTGCATCAAACACAATTACCAAAACAACCTTGGCGGGACAAGTCACGCTCTCAATTCAGGACGTCGACTTCACGGATCCAGCAAGCCTCCAGATAATTCTCAATGACTTACTTGGCGAATATCTCATTGCCAGCGATAACGTCGCAGCAGACGCAATTACCGCAGGCGCATCGGCATCTGGCTCGACATGGACATTTGCCACCGCCGATCCATCAACGTTAATCGCAGCATTGTATGACGCAGCAACCGACATATTGACCGCAACAAACTTCTTGCCAGACCATGTTTTCGTCAGCCCGAACGTATGGAAACTTCTCGGCAACCAGTTAGACGCAGACAAGCGACCAGTATTCCCATACACCGGCGCAGCAGGACTTATGGGCGTAAACGGAATGGGCGTTGCAAACATTACGGAAAGAAGCACATTCAACCCGTTTGGTTTGACTCTTATTGCAGACAACAACTTTGCAGCAAACACAATGGTCGTTGCACGCGCAAGCGCTATTGAGTTCTACGAACAAGTACGCGGCCTAATGAGCGTTGAGTTGCCTTCTACTTTGGGACGCAATTTCTCTTACGCAGGGTACGTATCGACGTTCATTGCAGACGCAGACCAAGTCAAGTCCATCATCGTCAGCCCATAATCGGAAGGTAGGCCCTAGTAATGGCCACCTATACGGTCACCAACAAGTACCTCATAGACGACTACGCCGTCCTTCAACTTCTCACCCCGACGGAGTTGGAGGTCGGCCAGTCAATCACGGTCGCAGGCGTAGACGCTACGTTTAACGGCACCTACACCGTCCGCGCGCTTCCCCAGTATCTGTTTGAAGGCGTAGACACCGAAGGCGATCTTCTCTACGACGCCAACATCCCAATCGCTAACCAAGTCCTCTACGCAAAAACGGCTGCCGATGTCGAGCGAACCGCAGCGTCTGGAACTTTGACATCAACCCCGACTTGCACATGGATTAGCGCAGGAGACGTTGAGGACTGGCTCGGCATAGGAACGGCCACAAGCGCCGACGCAGCGTTCTTAACAATATGCGCGTCTAGTGCATCTCAATTCTGTTGGCGTCGACGCATGGAAGCCGGCTATGTCGACTCCCTTACAACCGTCCCGTCGCAGGATGTCAAACTTGGGACGATCATGTACGGCGGCGCGTTGTACCGGCAGCGCGGATCTATGGATTCCTTTGCGTCCTTCCAGTCAATGGGAACCGCTCCCGTCATGGGCCTCAACGGAATGATCCGCCAATTGTTAGGCATTGACCGACCGCAGGTTGCCTAGTGCCAGTCCCGACCTACACCGACTTATTCAATGAGGGCTACGACGACCTAGTCGCCAAACTCCAGACCGTCCCTTCTCTCCAAGTTGTGAACGATCCACGCAACATCGTCCCTCCGTGCGTGTTCGTCAACATTGACTCCATTGACGGCTACAACTACAACATCGCCAAACTCACCTTTACACTCCAGATCGTGACACTCGGCCCCGGCAACCTAGACGCTCAAAAGTCCCTACTCAACATGCTCGCTCAGGTATACGCGCTCAACATCGGCATTATCTCAGGCCGCCCCACAAACGTCGACATCGGCGGATCCGTCCTGCCGGCATACGAACTGACCGTCGCAACCGAAGTCCAAACGGCGTAATCCACACCTAGCGCCCAAATCTATGTCAAACTAAATCCACAACTCAAGGAGCAATCATGGCAACCTCAACTATCCTCTCAAATCCAGTCGTTACCGTCGGAGCCACGGCGCTCACCGGATGGTGTACAAGCGCCACTTTGACTCGTACTGTCACCGCGCTAAACGACACCGTTTTCGGCGATACAGCAAACACTTTCACGGCTGGTCTTGAAGACAACGAATGCACATTAACTCTTTTTCTTTCATACGCAGCCAGCGCCACTTACGCAACACTTGCACCATTAGTCGGCACAAAAACAACCGTCATCGTCAAACCAACTTCGGCAGTCGACTCGGCAACAAACCCCGGCTTCACGTTGACAAATTGCTACCTCGAATCGTTGCCAGTCATCTCGGCTTCGCTCGGCGAATTGCAATCGATCGATATAACGCTGATGGGCGGCGTGTACTCAGCCGATACAACCAACCCATAATCACGGCCGTCCTCGGCCCGACACAAGGAGAACCATGAAGATCAAACTCAGCCTCACGCGCGGAGAAGTCAAAGAACAACTATCGACAAACCTCTTCGTCATTGCCGAATGGGAACGTTTAGAGAATCGTCGAGTGTCCGACGGACGCGGCATCGGTGCATCCGATCTAGCGTGTTGGGTTCACACGTTGCTCGTCATTAAGGGCGAAAAACTTCCAGCAACTTGGCGCGAATGGTTGAAGGACAACCCAGACGTCGAGATCGCAGCGGAGGACGCAACCGATCCAAACCCTACGGACGCGGCTACCGCCGGCAATTAGCCGAATTGGTAGT